ATGTACCTGAAATTCAATAATGGCGCGGAGTCTCTATGGCTCCCGGTAAACCCCGAACGAATCGGAGCAACGTCGGCGGGCGCGTACGAAGATGTTCCAATACTCAATTTCGGCGAGTATACCGTACCTTCCGCGCCAAAGACAACGACATATACCCTATCGTCCTTCTTTCCGCGCGATTACAACGCGAGCTATTGCAATTATATCGATTTACAGCGGCCGTGGGATATCGTAAAGACGCTCCTGCGCTGGCAGGCGTCGGGCAAGCCGTGCCGCTTTATCGTTACGGGAACGCCGATTAACGTAGCGGTGACGATTCGAACGTTTGAGTACGAGGAGCGCGCAGGCGAGCCGGGCGACGTCTACTATACGCTCGAACTAAAGGAATACGCGTTTATCTCGCTACCGAAGAAGTCCGACGCGCCAGCCACGAAAGCGGCCGCTATAACAACGTCAACAGCGCGCCCAAGCACGAAAACGGCGCCCGCAACGTATACCGTTAAGTCCGGCGACACACTGTCCAAAATCGCAGCCCGGACGCTCGGTAGCGCGGATAAATGGCGAGCGATCTACGATAAAAATAAGGCGGTCATCGGCGCTAACCCGAACGCGCTCAAGCCGGGTACGAAGCTGGTGATGCCGTCATGATTCGTGTGTTATACGATGGCAAAACGTATATCGATGCGCTAGTCACATCGGTCGAATGGTCGGGCGATATCGCGAAGCCTTACCGGACGCTAACGGTGCAGCTCTCCAATACGCTTGATGGCGATGAACAGGCGATTAATTTCGAGGTCGGCAAAGAGATCCGGTTTTATGCGGACAATGCCGGCCTTTTTCGCGGCATCATTTTTACCTACGAAGTCAGTCAATCCGGAAGCGCGACGATAACGGCGTACGACGAAAACGTGTATCTTACGAAAAACATGGATACGCGCAAGTTTGTCGGCAAGACGGCATCCGCAATAATACGCGAAATATGTTCGGCGTTCGGCGTACCGGTTGGAACGATTGCCGAAACGGGCTACGTGATTCCGCGCATGGTTCTCCGCAATAAAGACTTATGGGATATGATGCTGACCGCGCTGACCGAAACGAGTAAACAAAACGGTAAGAAATACCGCGTGTACTCGTCGTCCGGTCGCCTGTATCTCGCGGAACGTAAAGACGCCGCCGTCCGATGGATGCTCGAAGATGGCGTGAATATCCTGACCGCAAGCCGTTCGCAATCAATCGAAGAAACGCGCACGACCGTAAAGGTCATCGGCGGGGATGACGAAAAGGCTCCGCTAACGGCGACCGCGACAGATAGCGCGATGAAAGCGAAGTATGGAACGATGCAACATCTCGAAACTGCGGACTCAAAACTGACGCAATCGCAAATACAGCAGCTCGCGAAACAGCGGTTAGCCGATCTCGCGAAAATAGGCGAAGAAGTAACGGTTGAAGCGCTCGGCCTGGCGGATGTGGTCGCGGGCTCCGCCATCTACGCATTCGAGTCGATGACGGACGTGGCCGGCGGCTATTACGTTTCTACCGACCGCCATACGTGGGAGGGCGGAGTACACCGGATGAGCGTTACCTTATCGCGTACGTATGACTTGCCCAAGCTTCCGTACGAAGACGACGAGGCCGCGAAGGCTGCCGCGAAGAAGAAGAAAAAGAAAAAAGGCGGCGCGGAGGATTGGCTGCTGGCCGAAGTAAAGGCGGTGAACGGCATTAAATGAGTACGATTGAACTACCGGAAGGGTCTGGCATGGCAAAGCTTGCTCACGTAATTAAGGCGCTAGGCTACAACAAAGACGTAGACTTCGAATTCGGAACGGTGACGGCTGGCGGCGTTAAACTCGATAACGAAACATTCGAACTCGATGCGGAGGACTTCGATATCGCGGAGCATCTTACCGCTCATACGCGAACAGCAACGATAACCGGCAACGGACTCCCGTATTCCGTTTCGATCGCGTTCGACTCCGCCCTTACTATCGGTTCCCGTGTCATCGTCGCGTCATACAACGCCGGCCAACGTTACATTATCCTTGATCGCGTAGGAGGTGCGGCCGATGGCGTTAAGTCCGCTGAGTATGGACAATGATTTGACGGATGTGAGCGCGGCCGACACATCGATTACGGAGCCATTACCGCTAAAGACGTACGCGCTCGATTTTGCAGGCGGTAATATTGGCGGCATGGTAGACGGGCAAGAAGCGATCCAGCAGGCGGTAATAAAAGCGATTGCGACCGCGCGCTACCGGTTCCCTATTTACGATTTTGATTACGGCTCGGAGCTAGACGATTTAATCGGTCAGGGCGCGCCGTTGTCCGTTTTGCAAACGGAGGTTCCGCGTGCCATAACCGAAGCACTTATATACGACGACCGGATAAGCGGTGTCCATACGTTTTCAATCTCGAAAGAGGCGGACGCATTGTACGTCTCTTTTTTTTGTTGACGTCGACAACGACTCAATTCCGGTGGAGGTGACGTTATAGCGATGTTTGACGATCAAACAACGGCCGCGATTCTTCAGCGCATGCTTACCGCAATCGCGCCGGATATTGACAAGCGGCAGGGCTCGGTCGCGTACGATTTGCTTGCGCCGTCTGCGCTAGAACTCGCGCAGGCTTATATCGCGTTGACGACCGCGTTCGATCTCGGATACGCGGAAACGGCGAGCGGCGAATACCTGGACCGTCGCGCTGCCGAGCGAGGGATCACGCGTAAGGCCGCCGCAGTAGCGGAGGGCTACGTTACCTTTGCGGGGGCGGCCGGCACAACAATTCCGGCGGGAACGACCGTCACGACAAGCGGCGATATTCCGATCGCGTTTACAACGCAAGCGGCGGCAGTCGTCGGCCAGTCGGTCGCGGTCAAGGCGGTCGTGGCGGGAGCGTCCGGTAACGTTGCGGCAGGCGCGATCAATCTCGTAGTCGGCAACTTGGCCGGCGTATTGACCGTTTCGAACGTGGCGGCGATGACTGGCGGATCGGATACGGAATCGGACGATAGTTTGCGCTCCAGATACCTCGAAGACGCCCGCACACCGGCGACCAGCGGCAACGAGGCGCATTACCGCCAGTGGGCGAAGGAAATCGCAGGCGTTTACGATGCGCGCGTATTCCCCGTGTGGAACGGTCCCAATTCGGTGAAGGTCGCGCTATTGGCGGACGATAAGACGGCGCCGAGCCAGTCGGTCATAGACGCAGCCAACGCGCATATTCAGGAGATGCGGCCGATTCTCGCTAACGTGACGGTGGTGGGCGTGACTGAAATTCTGGCGAACATATCCGTTAAGTTGACGCTCAAGGAGGGCGGCGTGCTGGCGGATGCGGTCGAACAGATTCGCGCCAATGTGACGAAGTACCTCGCGGATCTCGCGTTTAACGACCTCGTCGTTCGGTACGCGAAGATAGCGGAGTGCATTCTTAACGCGCCGGACGTATTGGACTACGAAAACTTGACGGTTAACGGTGGCACCGGCAACTTCCAGCTCTCTGCGGATCAGGTCGCGGTTACGGGCGCAATAGTAACGACTAATTAACGAAATGGGGACGAATAAATGGCGGGAATGAGTACGTATCTCGAAAATAAGCTGCTCAATTACGTTTTAAAGGGAACCGCGTATGCAGCGCCAACAACGCTTTATGTCGCGCTCTTTACGAGTGACCCGACGGATGCCGGCACAGGAACGGAAGTAACCGGAGGTGCTTACGCACGCCAAGCGGTCACGTTCGCGACTTCTACGGCATCAAAATCGAGTACGGCTACCGACGCTCTGTTTCCGGTTGCAACCGCGGCATGGGGAACGGTTACACATATCGGTATTTACGACGCGCTAACGGCGGGCAATTTGTTGTTCTCTAGCGCGCTGACGACGTCTAAATCCGTATCGGCCGGCGACCAAATTAAGATTGCGGCGGGCGACGTCTATATCACGCTCGACTAAGGAGGATCGCGCATGGCAGTCGTAAATATCGGCGCGATCGTAACGTCGGCGGCGGCCCTATCCGGAAAGGTGACGCTAGTTACTCGTGCGGGTAGCGCGATTGCTTCGGCAGCGGCAGTTAGTGGCGCGGTCATCCGGAGGGTAAGCGCGAAGGGCGGCGCGATTAGTAAAGCGGTGTTGGCCGGAAATACGGTGCGACTACTTTATACTGGCGCTCCTATCGCATCAAAATCCGCAGCCATCGTTCGCGACGTCAAGCAATATAAGACGCTGACCGCCGCTATCAGCGCCAAAGCAACCGTTGAGGCTTACCGGTATGACCGTGATATCTCGCGCGATGTTAGCGAGTATCTTCCAAAGTATTACGAAGATTTCCGCGTTGTACTTGAAATGATGGCGCGCACGGCTAACGAGTCGACGCGTCTCCACGCGTTGGTGCAGCGGACACTTGACGACATGTATCCGGATACAGCGAGCGAGGCGGGCATTGAGCGGTGGGAGCGCGACTACGGGATTACTCCGGTGGACGGGGCGACGTTGGTGCAGCGGCGGGCGGCGGTTGTGGCGCGGATGAAGGCGCCTGGAGTAACGACGCTTGGGCGGTTTAAAGCGTTGGTGAACGGGTTTTATGACGTCAATGTAACAGAGATATACGATGCTGGGCGCGTCAAGTCAACGATTATGTCTAAGCGCGGCGTGCCGGACAACATTGCGGAAATGGTAACGGCGGTCGGCGAAGTTATTCCGGCACATGTCGCGCACGACTTCGAGTTTACGTATCTGCCGTGGGATGAGGCGGAACAGGTCGCTTTAACGTGGGATCAGGCGGAACAATTTCCGTCAGGTGACGCGTTGGAGGCGGCTTTTTTAATTCCGTATAGCGGAGGGAGCAACGGATAAATGGCGTCAAAACGAACGACAAATATGGGCATGAACGACTGGATCGGCTCGGACGGAATTCGGCGCGATGAGATGAGCGTTAACTTTCAATATATCGACTCGGAATTTGAGCAGCGCGGAATTAGTGTAAAGTGGTACGGAGCGGTTTGCGATGGAATTGCGGACGATACACAGGCACTTATCAATGCGTTTGGTAAGTTGAAGGACGGGGACACTCTTGTCTTTCCGAAGAAAGGCCGCTGTAAGACGAATGTTATCGGATTCCTAGCTACTGTCTCGAAGAAAAATATAACCGTGCTCGGAAATGATTGCGTAATTCAAATTGAAGATCAGGGTTTAGGCTTTACGAATTGCCGAAGCCTCAGGGTTTCACGGCTGCAAATAGAGCGCAGAGTACAGGCACCTTGGGGAGCAGGGAAAACTGGTGTTTATATTTACAACACCGTTGGAGTGGATTTCGATAGGAACGAGGTATCAAAGTTTACCGACGCGGTGTCTTTTACAAGCTGCACGAACGTTCGTGCTTACAAGAACGTCATGCATGATCTTGGAGAGGAGCCATTCGCAGCTCGTGTTAGCAAAAACGTTATCATCGAGGAAAATGAAGCATTCAATTATCTCGGCGACGGAGTTTTAAACAAGGGTACGGAAGATATGTCGGTCATCCGAAATTATCTCCACTGTGAAAACACCAAGACATCTAACTTGGCCCTATGGAATGCCCTTTCAGGCGCAAACCCCGCTGCACCGGTTCAAGGCGGAGGAGTCACGAGCAACGTAGAGGACGGCAATTATAACAACCTCAACATGACCATCGATGACAATCGGATTTACAGCACTATCTATGGCATCATTCTCTCCGGGGTAACAGTTGCTAAGATCATTAATAACCGGATCAAGAATGTCGGAGTTGCGGCGGGAATTGCGCTATCCGATTCGGCTACGTATAACCCAGGGAAGGTCGGTAACTATGACGTCATTATCGCGCATAACCATATCGACAACCTGCTTAACCCTGGCCCGCAGTACGGGATTTACGTTAAAACAGGCGCAGTATTGACGGATCGCGTTCAAATCGGTTTCAACACGGTCCGTCCTGTAGGGCCGCATAAAGGAATCTCAGCGAGTGGTAAGGCACATCTATTCGGGAACACAGTCGATAAGTGCGAAATAGGCATTGAGCTGTTCGCGGGAGCAAAAGCAACGGGTAACACCGTTCTTGATTCGTTCGTTACTGAATATGGTCGCGCAATGTCGCTCTACGACAACGCCATCGCAATTAACAATACGATTAATTCGAGTACGTCTGTCCTTCTATGGGGCAGCGGCGCAACATTCTCGAATAACGAAGTTATGAATACGGGCGTCAACGTATGGGCCGTCTATGTGACTGCGGGAGCTGTAGGAAATACGGTAAAGGATAATATCATTTCTTCCGCAGGACTAAAGGAAGCCGCGGGCGCTGATGCAGACTGGAAGGATAAAAATGTCTATTCCGGATGGCTTGATCGTGCAGGCGTGAAGACTTATATTCCGCAAGGTATGCCGCGATACGCTTCTCGTCCGACAACCGCTGAAGCAGGCCGCATAACAGGCGCGCCTATATTTGATACGACAATCGGCCTTCCAGTCGTCTGGAACAATACGCGCTGGGTTGAAGCAAACTACGGGCGCGTTACGATGAGCGGGGACGGGGTGACGAAGTTTGTTCAGATTCCGCACGGTCTTTATGCAGCCCCGTTAATTTGCACGGCAACAGCTAGCACGAAAGATGCCGGAACAGCCCGCATTGGATACGTCGATGCAGACGCAGTCAACATAACCGTACACTTCGATAACCCCATGCCAGCGGGTACGAACAATATCGTTCTGTACTGGGAAGCGAAAAATAAATAAGGGAGGCGCGCTAAAGTTGCGAAAAATTAACGAGGTTGTAACGTCGCAACAACTTTCTATCGTGCAAAAAACGGTAATCAGCGAAGATGTACAGTCAATTTACGAACATCAAACAGAGAGGTTTGTTAACGTAACAACCGCTTTGCGGGACACCGAAGGGGCAATCGTCAGCACGCGAGTACATGCGATAACCGGAGTATTCTACGACTTACTAATGTCGCAATCGCCAGATTTTGCTCCCGGAAAGCCGGCGAACGAGTATCGCGAAGCTGACATTTGGCACGTTATCGATTTAATTACAGCGGAGGCGGGCGCGTAAAATGAACGGTCAAACCGCAATAAACACGGTCGTAGGCGCAGCCGCCGGCCTTATTTCGTATGCCTTCGGGTCGTGGTCGCAAGAGCTCGCCTTCCTGGCGCTGCTAATCGCGCTCGACATCGTAACGGGACTTACCGCATCTGTACGCGAGGGCTCCGGCCTATCTTCCGCAGTCGGTGCGCTCGGTCTCGCGAAAAAGGGGCTGACGTTTCTCGTAATTTTACTCGCGCATCGGATGGACGTACTCGCGGGGACAAACGTAATCATGGTCGCGGCGGTATGGTTCTATATCGCGAACGAGGCGGTATCCGTGCTCGAAAATTTCGGTCGGGCCGGCGTACCGATTCCGGACATTATCCGCGATAAAATCGCCGTACTCAAATCGAAAGGTGGCGTTAAGGATGACGTTGACACTCGATAACGTACGCGCCAAATCCTCCGCGAAGCTGATCGGCCTCTTTCCCGTTGTGGCTGCGGCGAGTAACGTTCTTATCGAACGCTGCTATAATCGCGGCGTGCCGATCGTCATTACGCAAGGTCTGCGGACTTATGCGGAACAGGACGCTCTCTATACGCAGGGCCGAACGAAGCCCGGCGCAATCGTAACGAATGCTCGCGGAGGCTACTCGAACCATAACTTCGGCGTCGCGATTGACTTCGCGCTACTCCTGCCGGATGGTCGTACGTGTTCCTGGGATACGAAGCGCGACGGTGACCGCGACGGCGTGGCGGACTGGAACGAAGTTGTGGCGGAAGCTAAGCGCCTCGGCTTCGAATGGGGCGGAGACTGGCGGACGTTTACGGACCTGCCGCATTTCGAAATGACATTCGGAATTTCTACGGCTGCCTATCGCGGTGGTCAGCGGCCGACGGCGGCACAGGTTGCGGCAGCCTACGCGAAAATTAACGAGGGGGCAACGGAAATGAAACGTGAAGATGCAGACGCGGTAATTGCGTATCTTAAAACGGCGTACGGCGCCGCCAAGACGGCAGCCGAACGTAAAGAACTCGGCAGACTTGCGGATGTACTACGAGTGGCATCCGGACAGCAACCGCAGAATAAATAACGAATCATAACGCGCCCATCGGCGTATCTTAACGATATAAATACGTTGAGGTACGACGGTGGGCGCTATTTTCGTTTCCGCTCAAAACTGGTAAGATTACGGTAATTACGTCGAGGAGCGTGCGAGATGATCGATAACGCGGAGATTAGGAAACGCCAGCGTCGCGAAAAGGACTTCGTTATATACGGGTGGGCTACGGTAGTCGGCGTCTTTTTAACTCCGCTGGTTATCGGCATACTTTTCGCGGCGGCCGGCGTCATTGTCGGATATCACGTTAAAAAGAAGTACGGACGCGATACGATGGGGGTCGCGATCATGGTCGGAAACATTGCGGCGATACCCGTCCTAACCGCGCTACTATATACGCTGAGATTATTCGGATAGGACACGCATCATATACAAGCCCGCCGGCATACGCTGGGGGTAGCGTAGCCCCTACGGGCGTAGCGCTTGGAGCGATCTGGACGGTTAACGCCGCCTGGGTCGCTCCTTTTTTGCGTTTAGTGCTGAATTGGACATACGCTAGATCTTCGCAAACTCTGCGTTAATTTGTCGTCAACATGGGCAAGCGCCCCGCATAACATGTAACATACGCAACACGACACGCAGAGGAGATGAGTGCATGGATAGGACGCTTGTTAAGAAGATGGCGCGCGAAGTATCGGTCGAAACGCTGGGCGGCTTTATCGTTAGTTACGCGCAAGAGTTCGCCGGTAAAACGGATGTCAACGCGGAAATGGAGGAGACGCTGGCAACGCTGGAGGATTTAATCGCGGAAATGAGGCGGCGTGTAGGCGGAGGAGAAACGAAAGCATCGCGCAAGCCCCGCAAGCCGAGGACCGAAATTCCTACGCCAATAATAACGAACTCTAACGCAGACGAAACGGATGACGACGATACACCATCGCGGCCGACGTCATTCATCGGTAACGGCGGTGGTAGCCGATGAGCTTCGTTAATAAACCGGTCAGCTTCAACCTCGCTAACGCACATCAACGCGAACTATACGAATGGGTGTCGGCCAAAAGCGCAGGCAATTTCAGCGGCTACGTTAAAGCGCTCCTGTTCGCGGCAATGTCCGCCGATAACGCGAAAAAGGACCGGAAGTAATCCGGCCCGATATCGTATGAGAGTGGCAGCGCGCTTCTACAGCGAACAGTTAACGATAAATCCAATAACCGCGCCAACAATCACGCCAATTACGAAATGCATTCGCCGCCACTCTCCTTCACCGGTTTATAGCTGTATTATTGCCGTCTGACTGCGTCAATATTCGTGAGGGAGCGTGGAGGTAATGGGAAGCGAAGCGTTAGATTGGAACGCGTTTATGCAGGGCGAAATCAAGGCGAAAACATGCGCGCCAAGTTCGTTAGGGCTCGTTGGAAAAACGGCGGCCGGCGTTCACATGTTTCTGATTCCGAAGGCTGTATTCGCGGCGGGGGCAGACGGTGGGGATACGTGGCTGGAGATCTTTTCGACCGTTCTCAATATCGCCGATTGGCTCTGCGTCGGCATCATCGTATTTAGCGGCGTAACGTGGATGTTCGGCAATCGTACAAAGGCGATGGAGCTGATAATGGGAGGAGGCGCCGGCTACCTTATTATCCGCCATGCGGTCGATATCCGTAACTGGCTGAAGACGCTATGATTACGCGCATAAACGGATACCCGATCTCGGCGGGCTTCGGCGACATTGACTCGGTCCATAAGATTCCGCATAAAGGCGTAGATATCGCTGTTCCGATCGGCACGCCGCTGCACGCCATCTCTGACGCAACAGTAACGAGAGTAAACGATTCTGGCGCGCTCGGCTTCGGCAAGAGTGTCCGCATGAAAACGGAAGACGGCACGGAAATCATATACGGTCATCTATCGCGTGTAACGGCGCAGCATGGTGATCACGTTTCGGCGGGCGACATCGTAGCGCTTAGCGGCAATACCGGCCACTCGACCGGTCCGCATGTTCACGTTCAAATCGTCTCGGACTCTGGCGCGCTTATCGATCCGACGCCAGTCGCGCAGCTCGCCGCGGAACCATCCGGAATTATGGACCACGTGCGCGGATTCGCGGATTGGTTCGTAGGCAAGGAGCGCGACATTATCGCAGGACCGGTCCGGTCAACGTTAAGCGCGTTTCTACACGATTTAATCGCGGTGCTGAATATTAACTCGGCCGAAATTATAACGCTCGCCATCGTATCTTGCGCTGGCGGCATGATGATATCGCCAATCATCGGTGATCGCGGCAAATGGATGGGGCGCCTCTTCATCGCGTTTTGGGGCGGAATTATATGGCGAGTCACAACGTAAGGAGGTCGTAGTCATGCCGCTTGTCGAACGCGTTCAACCGCAGCGCGTCATCTTCCGAATCATTCCGCATCATACCGTCCTCAACTCGGCTTCGCGTAATTTTCAGCGCAGCCTATACGAACTTTTTTCCGTACGACACGCGCCAGAACGACGCGGCCTTCACGTTGTCTTGCGGCCGGCTCCCGACTTTTGGTGGATAACGAAACTTGCCACGGACTCGATCGAATACTTTGTCGCGATGCCGGCCGAGTTTGCCGATGCCTTCCGTACGAAATTTCGCAATCACGAGCAATGGCGCAAGTCGACGCTGGAACTGGCGCCGGACTTCGAGATGCCTCCGGAGGATAATACGGAACTCTACGCGATCAAGTATCGCCGGCACGACATGTTCTCGCTCGACTTTCGTTATAACGAGCAAGCGACGCCTGTGCGCGATCTTGTCGGGGTAACGCGGGAGTTGGCGCCGGGCGAGTCTGTAGCGCTATTTATCCGCCAGGAGACGGTCGGCCGCGCCCGCTGGAAGAAACTCGCCGACTACGCATGGCAAACGTGGGATAAAGGCGGCGTACCTTATCGCGCTGGCTTCGACCCTTTGCGCATGCTGCGTACGGTCGCGTCAGCCGCGGTCCATATCGCGTTCGAGGTGAAGACGTTGGCCGACGATTTGCTCGCGGGCATTGAGCGGACTTTTTACGCCGGAAGTAGCGCGCCGAAAACGAAGGCCGCCCGCCCAACGCTGCCTAACGCTGATCGCGCGGAGCTACTCGTTAACGGCGACCTGAGCGCCTTGACGAAGAACAAGCGCAACCTGCCGGTATTCAAAACGTCGATTCGATACGCGGTAACGTCAGCGGACGAAGTGCGACGCGGGATGCTGGCGCGGTCAGTCGCGAACGCATACGGCGAGCTGGCGGGCGATAATCGGCTTGAATCGGTGCGCGTCAATATCCGCGGTAAACAGGCGCTCAACGATTTGCGGGGTTGGCGTTTACCCGAAATGACCGCGCAGATGATGAGCGTAGATGAGCTCGGCAAATTAACGCAGTTACCGACGGCCGACATACAGGCGGAGTTCGCGGATCTCATGCGCTCGAACAGGCGCGTTGAGACGGAGCTGCCGCGCGTATTTCTCGATGACAGCGGGATTCTCGCCGGCACAACTACGGATCGCGGCGCTACTCATAACGTACACATACCGACCAAGGACGCCGATTTCCTGTTCACGCCGCGCATCATCAACGGGTCGCCGCGCATGGGCAAGGATCAGCACGCGATCAACCTTATAGTCGAGGCGAAGTGTAAGCACGGAATAGGCGCGGTCATTATTGATGTCATCGACGAGCGCAACGGCCACCGCGGCATGAGCGATGCTGTGCGCGATCACCTGGCGCCGGCCGACGTAATCGATATCGATCTCGGTGATACGGAACATCCGGTCTATCTCGGATTGGATTCGATTATGCGGAACCTCACCGACAAGCGGATTGCCGCCGATAGGATCGCGGAGGAAATCACGTCATTCTTGTTATCGGATGGTGACGCGGAGCACCTGCAGACGGCGGATTACTTGCGCGAGGCCGCGAAGATAACCGGCGGTGACATTGGCGGAATCAAGCGCATGTTTACGGACGACGCGTATCGGGGCCGCATGATCGCGAAGAATGAAGCGTTGTTCGATGTCGATATCTGGCGCGACTATACGAAGATGTCCGAGAACATGCGCGCTCAAAAATACGCTCCCGTTGCGCGGCGTATCGGTCAGATTATGGGAAGCGAGTTCCTGCGTCCGTTATTCTGTCAGGCGCCGGACCCGCGCATCGATTTGTTCCGGTGGATATCCGAAGGCAAAGTCGTCCTGTTCCGCGTGCCCGCCCGCCAGATATCGGAGCGCGCGGTCGAGATAATCGCTTATTGGCTGACGCTTAACGTATTCCTGGCGAAGGTGGCGCTCGGCGGTCGCGGTGCCGGAACGTATCTCGTATTGAACGAGCCGCATCAGTTTCTTAGCGCCGGCCTCGTGCATTTTATGGAGCGCATGTTATCGGAAGGACCGAAATACCGGCTGGCTCCGATTATCATCTTCCACCATTTCGCGCAATTCCGTAAGTATCCGGGCTTTGTCGATATGATGATGGCGGCGTCCGCAAACTGGCACATCTTCAAAAATACGAACGAGGGCGTCTACTCGCGCTTGATGCCGTACCTATCGCGTACGTTTGCCGACGCTCAACATGCGTTCGAGGCGACCAAACGCTTCCAATATATAGGCGTATGGCTGAACGCGTCTGGCGAATATGAAGCGCCATTCGTTGCGGACGCGCTGCCGATGGTTGGCGATCGTTACGAGGCGCGCAAGGCTGGCGCTCCGTTGACGCGATATGGGCGTCCGATTGCGGAAGTGCTGGCGGGGATAAAGGCGCGCTAA